CAAACATGCGAAGCCTTTTGAAACACCATCAGCGCCGGGCCGACGGGTGTATCAACCAACGTGCCCTGCGCCCTCGGCGAGCTCTTGATCGTCTCGAGCCGTTTGTATTGCTTGAAAAGGCGTCGTGAGAGGCTTGCCGTTGTCATTGAGGAGATACACCGCCGTAAGATGGGTTTGCTTATTGATCAGGCGCGGGCCGTAATTCTGGCGCATCCAACGAAGTAGCATCTCAGCGGCCTCGGCACGCGGCGTGTCGAGCATCGTGTGGTTGGCGTGCGCGTGCTTGATAAGCATCGGCACGATAGGGCCGGTGAAGACGGACAGGATCGTCGCCGACCCGAACATCTCCTTGCGCTTAACGTTGTAGAGGCCGACGCGGTCGCCTGTGACCAGGCGCTCCGACCAAGCCTTGCCAACGCGCATTGTATTGGAGATGCGATCGAGCCCCACTTCGTTCATGAAGCCGAACGCCGGGATCATCGCGTGGCAGGATTCGACATCGCCATGCTGCGCGCGCCAGGTGCAGGTGTCTTGCGCAGAGCAGAGAAGGCAGAGCGGTTGCCCGCCTGCCTTCCACCGACCGTCACGGCGCCGTAGCTGGCGAGTGTCTGTTTTCATTCTACGTGGTGAGCCTGCCGCCAAAGATCTGCGACCAATTCGGGCAGCTTTGCCCGAACCACGCCGCCCGGCTTCGATCCATCATCCGCGGTGAAAGCCGCCTCGCCAATGTGCGCGCCGATCTGATCGAGCAGATCCCGATAGTAGGACTCGTTCGTGCAGAATTGTGCGGCGGTTTCCTGCCACATGCGCGCTCGGCGCTCAGCTTCCCGCCGGCGCTCGACCTCGCGGTTGTTAGCCTCGAGGAGCTCGGTGACGCGGCGATCAACTGCGGCGCGCTCGACAAATCCCGGTGGGCACTTGCGGACCAGCCCGAGCTCGCTGACGGGGGTTGAAATGGGTGGATATTCCGCATCATTCGACCTGCTCGGCGCCGCCGCGATCTTTCCCTCAGCTTCGGGGTCTTGTTCGCCCACCGCCAGCTCGATCCGATAGACGCTGTTGCGGGTGCGGATGATACCGTTCGCGTCAGGACCCTCGAGAATTCGGCTGGTGCGGACCTGCTCACCATCCCGAAAGCGTTCCTTGCGATCGTCGTAGATGCGACCGATCGCAAGGCTGCCATTTCCGCAAGGCACGACGCGGGCATTGCGCAGAGTGCCATCAACCCCGGCGAAGTTCATGCCGCCACCCGCTGCGCCTGGACCTTCTCGGCCATCGCGATCAGGACGTCGATCGCGTCGGGTCGCTGACTGACCACCTGAGTGATCTGGGTGCGGAAGTATTTCTTGCCATCCCATACGAGATAATCTCCCTGCTTCTCAAACCCGCCGATGTCGACGAGGTGATCGATCATCGAATCAACAATATCGATATAACCAGTACCGTCGGGCTTGAAGCGGAATGACCAGCCAGTCTTCTCGAAGGGGCGATGGGTTTTGTTCTTGATCACTTCCATCGTGATGTTCTGGCCCTCGACTTCCTTCGTCTTCTTATCCTTAACCATGGAGCGCGAGAGGAAAGCGCGGGTCGAGGAATAGAAGGGTAGGGAGTCGCCGCCCGGCGTGTAGCGTGGATCGCCGTAAACGACGCCAGGCTTGGTGCGGATCTGGTTGAGGAACAGAACGCATGCGTTGTTCTCTTCCACGAAGTTGCAGAATGCCGGAAGCTCCTGCGACGCCGCGGTGGCGAGTGCGACCTTTTCGCGCATGTTGGCTGCGTCGGAGCCGCGCTCCATCTTCTCGGCCGGCACCATCGCTGCGAAGCTGTCGAACACCAGCGCGAGCGGCGCCTCGAAGGGGATGACGTCGGCCTTGCGGATCGCCTCCATCCAATCGACCGCCTGATCGATCGATTCCTCGAACGTGCGCGGACGCTTGTAGGTGAAGATGCCGGCTGCGTTATTGAGCCCGAAGCTGACGGCCAGATTCTCGGCGAACGTGCGCTCATGGTCATGGAAGGCTGCGGCCCCGCCCGCGCGCTGCGCTTCGATCATCACCGACGTGGCGATTTGGGTCTTGCCGGCCGATGGTGGCCCTGCAATCTCGTGGACGCGTGACGACTTGTAGCCGCCGCCGCGGTAGGATCCGCTCAGCGCGTAGTCGATGTTGGGGACGCCGGTCGATAGGAAGAGGCCGAGATCCTTGTTTTCATCGGACTTTACCTTGCCCTTTGCGAGGGCGCCGGCGAGGGCGTCTGCGAGACTCATTGTGCTTGCTCCTGGAAGTAACGGAAGGGCCGCATGAAGCGGTCGAAGTCATTGAGGATGGAGATGAAGGCGAACTCGCCGCAGAAGGAGCGGAACCCAGCTTCATCGAGCGGCTTGCGGATCAGCTGCAGACGCTCGGGCGCCGGGATCGTGGGGTGCGCCAGGTCGACCAGCTCAAGGTTGGCGCGATAGCGTTTCTGGATCGCCTGATCGCTATAGAGACGCTGGTATTTGACCGGCACTTTCTTCTTGCCGTCCGCGAGGAACGCGGCCTGAACCTCTTCGACGCTCAGCGCGAGGAAGGAATCTACGTCACCAAACAGACGAAACAGGTCGAGCGCGCCCTTCTCACCGACGCCGCCGCAGACCGGCACATTGTCGCCGACGTCGCCCATCAAGGCCTTCATCTGGATGAACGTCTTGGGTGATTTGCACCCGGTGAAGGCTTCGAAGTCAGTGTGCGCGCATTTGCGCGCCTGCTTGTGGTCGACCCACATCACGCCGGGCCGGACGATCTGCAACCAATCCTTGTCGCCGGTCACGAGAACGACGTTCTGCCCCTTCGCGATCGTCCGGCGCGACACGATCGAAGCCAGATCATCGGCCTCCATGTTCGCAGCGATCAGCTGCGGCACGCCGAGATATTGAAGGCCGCGCGCAATGTCGCGGCGCTGCACCTTGTACGCTTCGCGCTCAGCGACCTTGGCCGGGTCGGCGACGCGGTTAGCCTTATATTCGGGATAGCGATCCTTACGCCATGACCGACCATCCCAGAGGACGATCGGTGCGGAACTCATATGCTGTTCGAACAGCTTGCGCATTGTGGTGAGCGCGCCGAAGATGCCCGTTGTGTCGCGATTGCCCGCGGTGAGGCGCATGCCGGCGCGCTGGTGGGCCGCATAGCCGATGCTATTTCCGTCAACGAGGCACTTGTACGTCATGGAAACCCCTGATTGGAGGGCGCGTCCGTCAATTCCGGAACAGCGCCCTCCATGGTAGTTGCGGAGGTCATCTCCGCTCAGGCGGGGCCGCCACCGGCGACCCCAATCAGATCAGTCGAGACCGGCCAGGATCGAGTCGATGTCGAGCTCATCGCCACCGGCTGCCGGGGTGGTTGCGGGGGTAGGGGTGGCCGCCTTCGCTGCGGCGGCCTTCTCTGCAGCTGCAGCTGCCTTCTTGGCCTTGGCAGCGGCGACCGCGGCTTCAGCTGCGGCGAGCGCCGCATCTTCGTCGTCGTCCACCACATCGAAAGGCACATCCTCGGCCTCGGCCGGCTTCGGCTTGCTGTCAGCTTCGACCGAGGCGACCAGTGCGTCGAGATCGGCGTCGAGCGCGTCGTCGGCCACATGGGTGATCGCTGCCGGCGGCGTCTTGGTGCCGCCGGTGAGCAGTTCAGCTGCCGAGCCCGCTACCGTATTGCCCGTTACCGAACGCAACAGCTGCAGCGCCTTGGTTTCCTTGTCCGTGAAGGTCGAGGAAATCCAACCATCGAGATCGTGGCGCTTGTCGAGGATTGCCTGCTTGATCGGAGCGGGCTTGGGAGTGACGTTGAACTTGTATTCGGTGTCGAGGCCCGATCCCGTCTTCTCGCAGATGAAGATGTGCCCGCGATCGGCCGACGCGAGATCGTGCGATTCGTCCAGATCCATGTAAATCTGGAAGTGCGCGAGCAGATCGTCGAGCGCGGATTCGCTCATCTCCACCAACACCGGCTCATCCTTCGGCTGGTTCGGATCGTCGAGGATCAGCGCGTTGAACAAGCAGCGCCGGCGAGCCAGCATTTCCTTGTAGAACTTCTTCTGGGTCTCGTCGGGAGCCGACTTGATCGCCTGGAGCAGCATTTCGCGCACCGGGTCGCTCTCGCCGTAGGTCAGCTCACGATCGCCGATCGCGACGAACTGCTGGCCGTCACGCGACTTGACATAATGCATACCGAAATCGCGCCAGAAATCGCCGCCATTGGTATCCGGAAGGATCCGGAACAGCGTCTTGCCCGCGCGCCACTTGTAGGGGCGAAGGCCCGACTGCTTGTGCTCGGCGACCGTCTTACGCTTCTGCTCGATGCGTTCCTTGAGAGAAAGGGCACTCATGACGTTATTCAACTCCTCCGGGGTAGTGCGTGTTGTTACCTACGCGTGATAGATGTGAGAAATGGCTTCTGAAGTGGATTATCATTCGCCGTCAGAAGCCACACCGGCTTCGGCTGCCTGGCGCGCCGCGCGACGCTCGCGATAGTTGTTCGCTTCGCGGCGGCCTGACGACACGCGCACACCTGAATTAAGCTCGGCGCGGGTCATCATCCCCAAGCCTGTCAGCATGTCCCGACGGGTCCGGAACGCTTCATAAGCGACCTTGCAGATATGCTCGATTTCTTCGGCGTTATTCAGGATGTCGCGCATTTTCACGACGGCGTTGTCCGTATCGACGAACTCCTGAACCAGCTGCGCTGTGGGCTTCTCGCCCGCGTCGGTGATATCCTTGCGGTATTCCTTGCCCTTCTTGGCCTCGAGCGTGCGAAGGACCAGCTTCGCCTTCGCCGACTGCCGTTGAGCCTTCGCCAACTGAATGCCGTAATAGGCTGCCTTGGCCGTCTGCGTCCGCATGGCTTCAGAGATGTCGGTCTGCTCCGTGTCGATGTCCTTGGTGAACTGATCGACATCGATATATTCTGCGAGCTGCACTCAGCGTCCCTTTGTATAGTGTGTGTTGTCTACTATGCACTCTCGCGGCAAGCAAGACCTAATTTTCGATCAAATCACGGACCTGGCTGAATACCTGGACCAGCAACTCCCGCTTACCTGGGTCATGGTAAAGCTGCATCGGGTTGAGCCCGATGATGATCGACGCGTCGAGCTCGGCGGAATAGATGGCTTTGCCGATATGGTCGTTCATCGATCCTTTCAGATCCGGGACCAGCGTCCGCGCCGCGCCGGCGCCCATCGTGAGGATCACAGGCGGTTTGGCCAGCGCGACCTCGCGCTGCAGGAAGGGGATGGCGGCCTGAACCTCGGCGGCAGGCACCTCGCGTTCGCCCTTGACCTTCGGCCGGCGCGCACACCACGTCCAAATGGCATGATCGGGGTGCAGGCCGACCTCCTGCAGCACGTCGCGCAAATAATCCTTCCAACAGAACGTGTCGAAAAACCGCATGTGGTCGCTGAATGGCGCATCGAACACGACCATGAAGCGTGGATCTCGGCCCCATTCCGACAGCACTGCGGCATCGCCGATCGCGGAATGCATATCGTCAATGACCTGACAGAGAACATCGCCGACAGCTTCATCCGTGGCGATTTCTCGCTCCGCCTTCACAGCCTGGTCGGCGATGCTGGGCATGAGGGCGATCTGATCGCGCCGGCGGCTTTCGTGAAGCGCGGGAAGCTGGCCTGGCTCGATGCGAGCAAACGCGCCGACGCGGTCTAAATGCTCCAGCGCCTTCGAGTTCAGCAAGCGGCTGGGGATGCGCGCGCGGAAGTCCTCCATATTCAGGAAGCGCCCGGGCCCGAGCGTCGTGGTTGTCGTCGTCTTCGAATTGCCGCGGCCGCTTGTTTTCTCGATCACGGTTGGGTTGACGCGGGCGGCCATAACAGCGCGCGCGGCCGTGGTGGAGACGTTCTTCACAACCGACAGTGGCGCGCAGATCGACGTGGCGTTCATGATTTCAAAGCGGTCGGTCGAGATATTGGCGTCAGGAGGCAGCAGCTCGATGCCGTCGTTAGCCGCGGCGCGGGCGACCGTCATCGCCTTGTCTTCCTTGGCGTGCGTCATGGCGGCGGCATAGAACTCAGCCGTATAGTGCGCCTTGAGCCAGGCCGCCTGGTAGGCGATCAGGGTATAGGCGACGGAGTGCGACTTGTTGAAGGCGTAGCCTGCGAAGCCTTCAATGTCGTCAAACAGCGAACCCGCCTTGGTTGGGTCCATTCCGCCGTGCGTCACCGCCCCATCGACAAAGTGATCGCGCTCTTTCTTCATTTCCTCGGGGAGTTTTTTACCCATTATCTTACGGAGCTTGTCAGCCTCGCCGGGGGTGAAGCCGCAGAGCGATCGCGCCACCTGCATCACCTGCTCCTGGTATGTGATTACGCCATAGGTGTTCTCGAGGACGTTGACGACGGATGGGTCGGGATAAGAGATCTGCTCGATACCATTACGCCGGCGAATGTAGCTGTCGCATAGCCCTGCGTCGAGCGGCCCCGGGCGGTTGAGCGCGTTCAGCGCCACAAGGTCGTCGAAGCTCAGCGTTCCGGTCTCGGCCATTTGCTTGAGCAGGCGCCGCACCGATCCGCCTTCGAACTGGAAGACGCCGTGCGTGCGCGCCTCTGAGAACAATTCGAGGGTGGGCTGGTCGTCGAGGGGCAGGGCGGATAGGTCCACGCGGACCTGGTGGTTCTCCCAGATCAGGTCGAGCGCGGTGGCGAATACGTCGAGGGTCGTCAGGCCCAGCACGTCAAGCTTGATGAGCCCCTGCAGCTCTGCCGTGTTCTTATCCCAATTGATGACACGCGTGCCGGAGCGGCGCTCGACCACCGCTCGGTTCACCAGCGGTTCTCCCGCGACGACGACGCCGGCGGCGTGGGTGCCGAACGAACGCAAACGACCGCCGATCTTGATGGCCTTCGACCAGATGTCGGCGAAATTCGCTCGGAATTGGGCAAGCTCCGGCACGCTGTCGGCAGCTTCCTCAAGCTCCATCGTCACGCCGTGGACAGCCGGGATGAACGTCGTAGGCTTCATGTCGAAGCCTGTCAGACCATAGATTCGACCGATGTCGCGGATGGAGGACGCGCCGCCCAGGGTGTTGTAATTGACGATGCCCGCGACGTGGTCCGCGCCGTATTTGCCCACCAGATATTCGATCACTTCGTGACGTCGCTCGGACAGGAAGTCGAGATCGGCGTCGGGAAGATCGAGACGGTCGGGGTTGATGAAGCGCTCGAACAGCAGGTTGAAGCGGATCGGGTCGACGTCTGTAATGCCCATCAGATAGGCGACGAGCGAACCACCCACAGAACCTCGCCCGGGGCCGACCGCGATCCCATTATCCTTCGACCATACCACCAGATCGGCGACCAGGAGGAAGTATTGCGCGAAGCCGAGGCGCTTAAGCGTCTCCAACTCGAATTGGAGGCGCGGCAGATAGTCCGCCTTGAGATCGGCGGGCGTGGGCTGGTGCCCGAAGAAGGCGCGGGTGAACCGCTTCTTCCAGCCCGCCTTGCACGCATCGGTCAGCGCCTGGTTAGGGTCGATAGCCAGAACGGGGAGGGAAGGGGGGAGGGCCTCCCACTCGTAATTGCATACGTTGGCCAGCGCCTCAGTGTTGAGCAGCCCGTCACGGAAATAGGAGCCGGCCTTACGGAACATTGGGTAACGGTGTGCGATCGCGTCGACCGCCAGCTTCATCTCCGCGGCGAGGTCTGGCAGCTTGCGCGGGTGATGCTCCGTGGCAGGCTGGAGATAGTCCAGATACGGGCGGTTGTTCGCGATCGCGGCGTTCACCGAGAATATCTCGGCGGTGTCGATCTGCCACAGAGAGGGCATCGTCACCAACGGGTCGATATCATTCCTGTCGCCGAAATCGATCGAGCGCCGGTTGTGGCGCGACCAATAGGGAGTCGATGCTGGCACAAGCTCGTAAAACGCGCGCACAAAACGTTTCTGACTGAGCAAGCGCGTGAGACCATCAGACGATTCATCACGCTGCAGCGCGCTCTCTGTGTCGCCCGTGCTGATAACAAGATGGTCATCAGCGATCAGTGCGATCAAATCATCCCATGTGACGCGCGCCACATAGTAGAAGCGATCTTCTTCAAAGCCGCGGGTGAGAATGCTGAATATCGAGCGCATGCCCTCATCGTCGACGGGGTAGAGCTTGATAAAGCTTTCCTTGGCGTCCTTCTCGGCTGTCTCGATCACGCGAACACGAACGCCGGGGAGGAGCTTGATGCCCTCCTTCTTCAAGGCCTTGCTCGCCATGATGACGGAGGAGACGGACATCGTATCCGTGACGCCTACGATAGACGTGCCCAGGTCCTTGGCGATCGCTGGCAGCTCATCCACCGTGAGAACGGACTCCCCCAGCGAGAAATCGGTCCTGACCGCGAGCGCGGGATAATAGGTCATTTGAGCTCCACGAGATTGTTGCGCGTCGTCGCGCGACCGCATGACTTAAGGAGGGATACCGCGCGGTAAGCATTGCGCTTCGCTGTTAGCGCGCTGACATCACAGCGCGCGGAAATAGAACGCGCGATGTCAGCAACGCTCTGTGCGCTTTGCAACAGCGTCTCCACGGTGACGCGAAGATAATGTGGCGTAATTTCTGACGAGTCGCGCAAATCGTGGCTGGTGAAGTCGATACCTGACCTCCCGAGGCGCTTGACGACATTTTCAGCGCGCGCATCGGTGGAGAGTGTGGACATGAGATCAATCGACAGATCACAGTTACGTTCGGCATCCCGGCGAACCTTCTTCTCGGCGCGATTCAGCCAATCATAGGCCATCGACTTCCAGCTACCGGCATAGGCGCGGTCGAGGGTCGCGAGGAACGAAGGGCGCCGTAACTCTACGGCGTCACGGCATGCGTGAATTGCGGGGCATGTCCGGCATGTAGGGGAGGTTGGTCGGTAAGCGAGAACCGATTCAAAACAACCTGGCGCGTCAAGCATGTGTGTTACCTATCACACACTCGGGGCAGTGTGAAGCGCGAAAAAAGCGGGCGCCCCGAAGGGCGCCCCAGGTGAGGAGACCGCTGACCGCAAGGGTCAGCTGCCGAAAATGCGTTGGATGACTTCGTTGACGGCACGCTGTTCGACCGGATCGAGCCGGTTCGAATAAGCGAGCTGCAAGCCTTCCTGATAATTGCCACCACCGATCACGCCCAGCGTCGCTGCACGGAGCACCTCGCGCGGGCTGATCGGAAGCGTGATCTCTCCGTTTTCGTATTGGCTGCGGATGCGGCCGGCGAAGTCGACCAGCTTCTGAGCCATGCCGTCACCGACGCCGATATGCTTGCGCACCATCTCCGCCTCGACCTGTGCGGCGGGGTAGGGCATCTTGAGCGTGACTCCAAAGCGCGAGTAATTCGCGGCATTGCCGAGCTTGGTGCCCTGATAGAGGCCGGTCTGATCGCCGGCGCCGTTGGTGTTGCCTGTTGCGATGAAGCGGAAATTAGGGTGAGGTTTGACCAGCCGCATATGCGGCGGAGCCTCCTTCACGAACAGCGCCTTCCCCTCGAGCACCGCCTGGTAGACAGCGACCACGGACGGGTGTGCGAAATCATATTCGTCGGCGAGATACATCCAGCCGTTCAGCATCGCATCATAGAGCGGGCCAGGCTGAAATTCGGTCGCGCCGTTGCGGACGACATACTGCCCGACGATGTGCGCCTCTTCGGTCGTTTCCGAATGCTGAACGCGCATAAGCGGCCAGTTAAGCCCCGCGCACATGATCTCCAGGAAGCTGGTCTTACCGGTGCCGTGCGGCCCCCAGATATAGAGGGGCATATTCAGCAGGATCGCCTTCAGCGAGTGGCGCATCACCTCGATCGGGATAACATACGCCTGGTCCATCTCGGGCACCATTTCCTGGTCGGCTGCATCGAGCGCCTGCAGAACAGGCACCATCACCGGCTCGAGCTTGCTGCCCTTTGATCCGCTGCGCGCGGTGTCCTTGGTCAGCTCGAGGCCAAACACTTCATGCATCGGCTTTTTGACGGTCGAGCCCGGTTGCGAAAATGGCAGGATCTTCGCAATCATGTTCGCCTGGACTTCATCGCGCGTTCTCTTTTCGCGCGCGGCCTTCTCGAATTTAACCGATGCGATCGGTGCGTCAGGATACTGCTCCCGGTAGGCTTCAATCGTAACATCGGGGTGGGCCTGGGTAAGGTGAGGCTTGATATGGTGCCCCGCGTCTTCCTCGCAGATTGCGCACTTGATTGTGTCGCTCATGGTAGTCTCCTTATTCGTTTATCGTCACCGCTTGCGCGGTGCGTGATTCTCTATAACGCGCATATTTATGCTTGTGCATGGGTGTTGTTTGCCATGCACTTAATCCATCACTGCTTCAAGAGATATTCCTTGAGAATGCTCATAAGCAGTGGCGGCATGCCGGCCAGATCGTTGATTTGGATATGCTTGGGATAAGCGCCCGTTCCAGCACTCGTCTGGATGCCTATCCCGACCATATCGATGCCCTGGCGCATATTCTCAGCGACGATCTCCTTGACCCGTTGCGCAAAGATGCCATGCCATACGCCCTGCGCGCCGTGCCCGTTGGGCGCGCCATCATGAAGAACGATCATAATCTTCCGCTTTTCGCCGCGGTGCTGCAGGCGCTCGGTCGCAAATTCGAGTCCCTCGACCTCTGGGGTTGCCCCCATCTGCAAGATGCCCTGACTTTCATATGCTGCAGACAGACGCTGGCGGATGCGCGCACCGAATGGCTCAGCGAACTCTTTGAACATCGGGAATTGAACAGGTAGGTAGCGCGCGACACCCCCGGAACCGCAGGCGGCGGCGAACTCATTCACCTCACGGGTATATGCAGGCGTCATTTTAAATTCCTTGGTCGTGAAACCAAGCGCTTCGAACGGCACATTAACGCGGCTCAGCGCCTCGGACATCGCATAGATGGCCTCGATCGCAACCGCGGCGCGGGTGCCCATCATCGACGACGAGCAATCCATTAGCAGCGTGATCGCGGTGTCGAGCTTCGGCGCTTCCTTCTTGCGCGTGAAGACGCGATCATCATTGGAGAGAACGCGGTGCAGCGAGGCTGAATGAATCTTGCCCGACCGCTGCCCGGGGACGCGGGTTGCCTGGCTTCGCGCGACGATCAACCGCTGCAGATCCTTCTGCAGCGGCGCTACGGTCGCGCGAACCTTATCGTCCAGGATAGACGTCGACTGATCGGCACTCACCGGGATTTCCAGGATCGTGTCATTGTCGCGGGTGAAGACATTGTAGGAGCCGCTCTGGGAAACAAGGTCGCCCATCTCGGCCGCGATCTTCTCGCCCATCATTGTCTCGAAATCGCCCATTTGCGTCGGGTCAAACTCGAACTGAGCAGCGGCCGCGGCGTCAGTTATGCCGCTTTCATCGTCCTGCGGTGCACCATCGACCTCGCCTCGGCTGTCGGTGTCGCCTTCTCTTTGTTCGGAGTCGCGGTCTTTGCCCTCACCACCACCGCCTTCGCCGTGTTGATTCTGCCCTTCACTGGCGCTCTCGTCATCATTGTCGTCATCTTCACCGTCATCGGTCTGGTCGCCCGCACCGCTACCTTTCTGGGGTTCATCGGGAGCGTCTTCACCTTCGCCACCATCGCCGCCGGCCTCGCCCGCATCAGTCTCATCAGCCTGGTCAGCGGAGCCTTCGCTTTCACCGTCCTCGCTTTCGTCTGCTTCCTCCTCGGGAGCAGCGGATCCGCCTTCATCCGCATCTTCACCCTCGGGGCTGTCCGCGTCGCTCTTCTCGTCACCCTCGTTATTGCTATCGGACTGATTTTTGTCGCTCTCGGCGTCCTCGCTCTTGGTGCCTTCGCCGTTACCGTCGCCCTCATTTTCATCGGGTTGCTGCGGCTGCTGCGGCTGTTGAGGAGGGGGAGGGGGAGTGCGCGCGGCCAACAGGCGCCGCACCAGGCTCTCGACATCCTCCTGCGTCTCCATAGCGGCCATATCGCGCTCGAAGTCTGGGATGCGGTCGATCAGCGGCTTGATGATCGACCAGTAGCCGTTCGCATCCATGAAATCCTGAAATGCCTTCTGCCCACCCAGCGCGCGCATCGCAGGAACCATCAGGCCCGAAATAGCGATATTGGGGTCGCCCGATGCGACCGCCTGTTTCACGCTGGGTTCAATGAGCTCCGGGATGAATGTCTCGTACATTCTCTCCAAGTTCGAGCGCGTCCCCGGCAGCTCGCGCGGCAGGAGTTTCTCGAGACGCACATCCTCGATCAGATTGTGAAGCGATGCGGCCGAACCATCTCTGCCGGCGAAGTCATTCACTTTCTTCATGTCGGTGAAGAGCATGTGGCCAACTTCATGGTCGAGGTAGCCGTTGAGCGCGCGAAGCAGTGACGCCGGAGCGTTGTCGGGGATGGCGGGGAGGTTCAGCCGAGTGAACTTGCCGCTTTTTGGATCCGCGCTCACAAAAGGCTGCGCGCCCTGGAACGTCACGCGCACGCCCTGTTGCGTGAGCAACTTGACGACCTTGTCGAGCGCGCCCCTGAGAATTTGTGCTTCGCGGTTCATGATGTCTCCTCGCGTGTGCGTGTTGTCTTATATGCACGAACTAGCAAAAGCGACCGCGCGAAGCAATTGGCTTCAAGCGCGGCCGATGCCGTTATGTGAACAGCAAACACCTCCCGTCGGGAGCGCAGATCGCGACCCCCTCGCGACTCTGCAGAATGATGAAGCCCTCGCTTACCGAGCGCGCGAACGTGCGCCCTTCATCAAGATTGGCGAAATCCTCGAGATCAATCGACTCGACCTTCAAATCCCCCAGCCGACTTAGGATCATGTGTTATCTCCCCATGGAACGAATGGGGAACATATGATCGAGATTTTCTCCTGTGGCAAGGCAATTGTACGTCAGTCGCGTACAATTGCCTTGCCCTACTTGCCGAGGCGGTCGATGAACTCCACGAACGCCTTCCGGTCAGCCGGAGCCAGGCCATTCTTGGCGAGGTCGGGACGGCGCTCCCTAATGAGTCGCACAATCCCCGCCTCGTTGATCGAGGCCCAACGCTGGTGTGCGTTCGGATAGGATGCCACTTCTCGCATGACGGTCATTTGCTCGGTTGTGATGCGGTCGATCGGCACGCCGGCTGCGAACTGCAAATCCTCCACAAAAGATTCCGCCGCAGTTTTCTCTTCCTTCGAAGCCGATTTCTTGCCGGCGGTGGTGCTGATCAGCCGCACAAAATCGATATCGGGGAACCGCTGCTGCAGGACCGCGAGTGTAAATTCAGACACATCCATGCCGATCACCCTGGCGAGATCCGCAGCTCGATCGATCGGGATCGGAACGCGGCCATTCGCCATGTGGCTGATCACCACACTGGACTTATAATTCAGCGTTGCCGCGACCCTGCGCCCACTCAGATCATGCTCACGCTCCGCGCGCGCGAGACCCTCGGCCAGCATTTTCTGCGCACGGGTGCCCGCAAGCGGATAATCTGGATCTACGGACATTCTGGCCTCCATTAAGACACTCATTGAAACTCTTCCCCAAGTTTGTTTCTACATACTGGCTAACGCATACTAACTAACACGCACGAATCAATATTCTTAACCCTCTCATAGATCAAGGGTCATGCTAGATGGGATTTCGAGAAGCCAAGCCGGCCGGGCCCGTTCGGCCAGGCCAGGACGGCTTGGCAGTTAAGAGATTCTTGTTTTGATTCTGTTAAATTTATAGTTAGACGCCCGAAAACCCGAATGTTTCCAGCACCTTGAGCATCATTACCGCTTCGATAGACGAATTGACGCCTTCGATAGGCGATCTGAGCGCCCACGATAGACGACGGCCTCGCCCTCGATAGACGCGTCGTTTGATCGCAGATGAAAGCGCGCGCCCACGATAGACGACACGCACTAAGCTCGCAGAGCGCGACCCAGCGTCTTTGCGAGTTCGGCGAACATGTCTGCCGTTGCGCGCTCCTCGGTCGATTCAGGCTCCGCCGGTGGCGTTGGCTGCGGAGCGCTTTGTTCGACCGTCTCGGCGATCGCCGCCCTCTTACCCTTTCGTCTATCGCGGGTGTCGCGGCGCATAAAAACACACTTAAATGCCTTGAGTCCGCGAGACTTGCGCGCTTCCTCGATCGGCACCGGAGCGCATTCAGGGTCGCCCACGCGAGCGAGATGGATCGTATATTCCGGCACGTCGTCTTTGACTATCATCGCGCAGAGGGCGGCCTTGAAGTTTCGCTGCCCCTTTAGATCTTCTTCCTCGTAGCCAACCTTAAGCGCCAGGTTGGGGAGGGTGATGGACCAGCCAGGCTGGGAGCCGCAATGCTTGCGAGCGATCTCATAGATGCGCCGGGCTATGCCGCCGGAGAGCTGAAAGTAATCCTGATCGATGGAAAGGATCGTCTGGTCAGCAACGATTTGCTTATAGACCCAATCGTCCAGCTCAACCTCGACCATACCGAGCTTGGGATTACCTGTGCGCGGGTTGATGCTCTCGACCATCCGCCCTGTTTTGATCCAGGAGCTGAAGCCTCGGCCGCGCTCGCCGGCGACAACAATGTTGGTTCTGATGCCCGTCGATTGAAGGCGGTCGAGCGCGTCCGCTAGGTCATCATATGCACGGCCGCCGGTCGATCGCTGGCAGGACTTGAAGAAGTCATAGGCGTGGAACCGCACCAGCTGGGAGTAGGGCTCGCCGCGGTTCATGCGCTGTGCGATGATAGAAGCGACGTAGATCAGGATGTCTTTATCCCAGATCGTCGCGATGCCCTTATGGCCGGGCTGCACGGTGAAAGTGACGGGACCATGGTGATATTCGCGCGGCTCGAACAGTGGAGCCTTCTGGATGGAGAAGAACGGGAATTCCATCAGGTTCATGATGTCGCGGTGGCCGATCGGCACCACGTTGGTCGCGTCGAGCATCGGCAACTCTGGCTCTCGGATTATCTTCGCCATCCGCGTCTCTCCGAATCGTTCGCCCACGAAAGACGATTCGCAATGCCCATGATAGACGAGTGTCACAGAAACGACGCCCATGATAGACGACACCGGCGGCGTGGCGTCGAGCGGCCAGTGTGCGGTTGCCGCATTATGTAAAATTGGGCGCTTTCTCAGGCGTGATTTTGCGCCTTGATAATATATCTTATGTTAAATCAGGACGTCACGCCGGCGCAGAGAGGCGAACACGTCAGGATCCAGGGTGCACGCTAGCGTGCGGCGCCCGCCGCGGTTTCGGTGGTTCGTCCGATAGCCCTCGTAGTGGCGCCTGAGATAACCGCTGCGCTCAAGCTCTGTGATGACGCGCGAGAAATTATCTGCACCGATCGCGGCCGCGCGCTGCTGAACCTCTCGATCAACGCGCATCTGAGATTCGAGAAGATCATCGCTAAGCTGCCCGGTCTCTTGCAGCTCTTTGCGCACACGCGCCTCGAGAGCTCGCCGCCTGGCGTCATGCCCAGAGATCGCAGCCATACGGCGGCCGATCCATTCCCGGAGCGGCAGATCCTCCGCACCGACGAATGGGCCTGCCTTGCCATTGTCGTTCGCTTGTTCGGCCAGGAGACTCAACACCATGAAGGCGTAACGGGGCCGGTCTGTCGCCTTCGATAGACGATCCATAATCGCGCCGAGCGTGAGTGCGGAGCTCGCCATTTCCACCTCTTTCGTTCCTGATCGGTTCTCGACCAGGGACGCGCTTTTATCAAGCGAAAAGGTGCCGCGACTCGCGGATTTCAGCCAGTTTTGTCAGGTGTGACAGTTTGCCCGGCAGGCGCGTCAAAAGCAAAACCAGCCCGCACACTTGGTGCATTTCACCCCACCGCCTCGCGCATCGATGATGTGGCCCTCGCAGCCTGGGGTGGCATTGTACATGCCCCAACGGCTCGCCTGTGCGTCTGCACATTTCTCGCGCGGGTCGACATCAATTACATCGCGCGGGCGGGGCAAACTGTCAGTGGTGGCGGTCATAAGCCGAGCGCCTGCCGCAGCTTCGCAATATCGAGCGGATAGGCGTAGAAGTCGTCGCCGTTGACGCCGAGGTAGATCACCCCATCGATGATTTCGTAATCCGGCCCGAAGTCTGATACCGGCCATCCGCCGTGGTAATCCCCAGGGCCGCACCCCACGATCCCATCTCCCTTCGCGGCGACGAGCGCCTGCGCCAGCTCATCGTCCGTCATTTCAGCCTTTCACACACACGACTTGCTTCAGCGTGTGGACGATGTCGACCAGATCGCTCTGCGCGGCCATAACAGCATCGATATCCTTGTAAGCCGCCGGCGTCTCATCGATCACGTCCGCGTCGGTTCGGGCTTCGACACCGCCCATCGCTGCGATGTGATCCTCGATCGTGAAGCGCTTCTTGGCCTCGGTGCGCGACATCGCGCGGCCGGCGCCGTGCGAGCAGCTGCAGAACGATTCTCGGTTCCCCTTGCCGCGCACGATGAACGATTTGGCGCCCATGCTGCCTGGGATGATGCCGAGCTCGCCTTCCTTGGCCGACACTGCACCCTTGCGCGTGACCAGGACGTCGGCGCCATAGTGTCGCTCGGTCGAGACATAGTTGTGATGGCAATTCACAGCCTCGCAATCGCATGCGAACGGCTTGGTGATGACCGACTGCAGCGCCTCGATTGCGGCATCCATCATGACTTCGCGGTTGAGCCTGGCGAACTTCTGCGCCCAATTGAGCGCGCCCATGTAATCGCCGAATAACTCGGACCCCTGCGGGATGTAAGCGAGATCCTGGTCGGGAAGATTGATGAACCAGCGGCGCATGTCCTCCTTGGCGCGCTCGATGAAGTACGAGCCGATCTTGTTGCCGATCCCGCGCGAGCCTGAGTGCAGCATGATCCACACCCGCTGCTCTTCGTCGAGGCAAATTTCGATGAAGTGGTTGCCTGTGCCGAGCGTGCCCATATGGGAGGCGGCACGCATAGCCGCTCGCTCGATCTTGGGGTGCCGATCGGCGATCTTGCTGAGCGGGTCCCACAGCGGCTTGAACCGGGCATGCCGAGCCGAGGAAACCTCACCCCAGGCGCCGCGGTCATTCGGGCCGCCGTTGTCGGTTCGACCGTGCGGCACACGCTCCTCGATCGCCGTGCGCAGACCGTGCAGGTTATCGGGCAGATCGGACGCGGTTAGGCTGGTTCGCACCGCCATCATGCCGCAGCCGATATCTACGCCGACCGCGGCCGGGACGATCGCGCCCTTCGTGGGGATCACGGACCCTACTGTCGCACCCATACCCCAATGCACGTCGGGCATGATCGCGACGTGTTTGTGGATGAACGGGAGGCCCGCGATGTTGTCGAGTTGCTTCCGAGCCTGATCTTCGACGCCGACGCCGTCGATCCATGCCTTGATAAGCCCGCCGTGCGCGCCCTGAAATACCTGCACTCTTTCCTCCTGTTAACCGAAACTCTTTTCTGCTTTTCGGAAATAGATTCCGAAGCCGCTATGGATGCGCTCAAAGCCTATCTTGGCGAACTGGACCCGCCAGCCCGCGGGGCGACAGCGCTTGAGATCTTCGCCGCGCTCGGTGTGGATGACCGTGAAAATGCCTAGGAAATACCAGGCGCGATGAAGCGCCCATTCCGGGGACGTGCGATTCCACCAATGCACTAGCAGCTTGCGGCCGAATATGCGCAGGTGCCCTGCGTCGCCCTTGCAATCATAGCGGTAGAACACGCCGGGGACGTGCGTGACGGTCCCCGGCATGCGATGCTCCGCCGGCTTTGTGAAGCGAGCGAAGAAGCCCCTCATCAGAGTTGCCTCCCCTCACCATGGAACGCGGTGACGACCGGGAAGCGCGGCACACCGTCCGGTGTGAGGGCGAAGTATCGCACCGTCACTTCCTTGTGCGTCTCGCTCAGCAGCTCCTTGGCGCGCTGCATGTTGCCACGGATGCCGGCGCCGCATTCGCGGCCATCGGGCAGCTGGAAGACGACGCGCTTGGCGAGACCGGCCCAGTTGCCCAGACCCTCCTCGATCCGCAGGCATGGGAATTCCTTGTCCTGGAATTCCTTGCGTTTGAGGAGATGCTTCGAGCGCTTCTGCTCATAGCGCGTCATTGCGTCGCCAGCCCGCCACATAGAACCCTCGTAGCCGGCCTCGAGCCAAGCGCCGTGCGCGTGATCGAACTTCTCCGCAGTGTTCGCGGGCACGGTGGGAACGATGCGGATCGGCCCGGTGGGCGCCGCGCCTGAATAGATGCCGCTGTTCAGGAAGAGACGCGCAACGGCGGTGATCCGGCTCGGGAAGTGTGCGTCGTGCGACGGCATGTCGTAGACGTGATATTGAACCATCTTCGCCGATGTCTCGAGCTCGGCCGCGGACGGATTTGCCTTACGCACGAGGCTGATGATCGTGTTGAAGTCGTCCTTCAGATCATGGTTGTATAGCTCGCCATCCAGAATCAGATCTTCGTCCGCATCGAACAGCGGCGCGAGCGCTTCGAAGATGTGCGGGGCGCCGGCGATGGGTTTGCCCTGGCGGCTGAACATGCCGTCGACCGTGACGATACAGCGCACTCCGTCGAGTTTGGGCTGCGCGAAGCCGGGCGCAAACGTGGTATATTCCTTCGCGAGCATGGGCTTGAAGAAATGAGCCCCCTTCCCGATCTCATTCACGTCGCGATGATATTCGCGCGTCAGCTTGTGCTCGTAGGCGCTTGCGACTTCGAGGAGAGCTTGCTGCTCAGGCGTGGTTTCGTTCGAGCGGCCGACGTTCTTGCCTTCGCAAACGGTCCAACCGCTTTCGACCAGCTGACCGCCCAGAATACCGGCGATCGTGCGATAGCTTCCACCGACGCTCTCCATGCGCCAGGTGCGCGTCTGCCCCTTGCTGTCGCGCTTGAAAATCTCTTCGTGAAGCAACGCGGTCTCCTGTTTTGCGTGTGTGTTGTTCGCTATGCAGTGAGAACGCAGAGAACGCAAGTGGCTAAAGCAATGGCTTCTTCTCACGCTTTCGCTTGCGGTTTTCCCTCATAACATACAGGCACCGCTGCGTGATGTACTGGACCAGGTAGGCGCGGCACTCCAAGCCGGGCTCGCGCTCCCCATACCGTTCGAAGATCATGTCCGCGACGTGCGTCGCCTCGTGTGCAATCAGGGCCGCATTTTGCTCCTGCTCAAGCCGTGGGTTCATCGGCATCGTAATGATCAATGTGAACCCACCGCGATCGCTGACAAGTCGATGCGTGATCGCGGCCGATGTATCGGTATCAAAATTGATCCCATCGTCCGTTACTTTGAGTCTCTGCAGTTCATTGCGGAAATTGACCTCGTTTTGGGTGAAGCCGACATGCGCTGGCCACTGGCCCATTGCGAAATACTCAATGTGAGTTCGAATCACGATTTACTCCCATATGGGTTTCGCAGGCGAATGATCGTCGCGAGCTTGGTGGTGAGAAGGCGCGCGTTGGCGATCGCGTGACGCCTGGCCGCGACGGAGATTTCAGCCGGATCCTTGCCATGCGGGAGGAAGGCTACCCTAACCTCGAACCCATATGTTCGAAGGATCGTGCCCGCCTCGACCGCGGCGGTGAGCGCGGACGCCTCGCCGTCCCAGCAGATCGTGATGACCTTGAGACCCCTCTCCTTCAGCTTCAGGAACGCTGATAGCTGGTCGGGGTTGTTGACGTCGCCGCCGGCGGAGAGCTTCTTACCGAATGATCCGATCGGCTCGATCTGCGCGAACGACGGGTCACTCAGCGTCGCCTCCTTGAGCGCGATCACGTCGAAGGCACCCTCACCCATCACGACATGCGTTGAGCGCTTCTCGAACGCGTTGTGGCCATTGTAGAGGAAGCGCGCGGTGCCGGGCAGCTGCGGCGGGAATAGATATTTGCGTTCGGCCGTGCCGGCGATGTCGCGACCCTGAAAGGTCTGAAGCTTTCCCTCGAGATCATAGATCGGGATCAGCACACGACCCGAGAAGGCCATCTTGAGAATGCGATTTTCGCCCGGCTTGCTGTATTCCCAGGCGCCATCGTAGCAATATCGCAGATCGAAATAACGCGTCAGGTCATGCGAGACGCCGCGATCCTCGAGATATTGCAGCGTTTGCCCGTCAGGCATGGGTAGGGCGACGTTGAACGGCAATTGGATGTTGTCGTGCGTCACGCGCACCAGCTTCTCACGCGCTCTCCTGGCGGGCTTCCAGCCGGCCTGGCGGGCGAGATCGTCGAACGCCTTCCCGATCGCGCGCTTATCCTCTGTGCCGATATGCGCGGCGGCGAACGTCCATAGATTGAACGGCTTGCTGCAGGAGAAGCAGTTGCCGAAGCCGCTGTCGACGGCGATATAAACCTTCCAGCTGTCCTTACCGCAGGCCGGACACGACTTCACATTGAACTGGCGGCCGCGGCTGCCGTTCATCTCGCGATATTCGAAGCCCTCCGCCGAGAGGTATTCCTCCGGCGTCACCTGCTGATAGCCGGACTCCTGGTTCACGCCGTAGCGACCCGATCGACTTTTCCACCACCACAGTCCTGGCATGGGCGCCCCTCACCATCGAAGCGAGTGCCCCAACAGCGAAAGCAAAGGCCTAGTATTTGATAAAGCAGCCGCGTCATTTAAGCCTCCCTGCCAATAAAGTGAGTGAGCAGCCGCATGTGCGATAGCTTGCTGCCGAAGCGGAGACGGATGCCGCTCTCGGCGTTACGCATGTCGGCGAAGTAGAGAACCAGCTCGCCGTTGTTCCAATCGTCCTCCGATCGGTTGATCGTTATGAGGGCGTCGGCGAGGCGAACCTTGTTATAATCTTCAGCTGCGTCGGTGCCGTCGGTGACGCTGTTCCTGGCTTTACGCGTGCCCTCCTTGTTGGTCTGGGTCGCGGTCAGGCCTGCTGCGTCCAACTCAATCATAAGGGCGCGCAGATCCTGCGTGATCTGTGTCAGCTCGTGGCGCTTGTCGGACTGAATCCGCTCCGGGGCCATGATGTCGATATAATCGACGACGATCATATCGAACTTGACGCCCTGCGCCTCGAAGCGCTTCAGGATCCGCTTGAGCTCGGAAACCTTGAGCGTGCCGGTTGGGAAGCGCTGGATCTCGAGGATGCCTGCGCCCTGCTCCCACGCCGCGATCTTCTGGTCTATCTCGTCGGCGCGCTGCTTGATCTCTTTGATCGGCACGTCTGCGATGCAGCAATCCGCGCGGTCCTGGATGATATCGTCGCCGACTTCGCACGAGGCGTAGAAGACGTTGTGTCCGGCTTTGGCGGCGTTGGCTGCGAAACCGATCAGGCCTGCTGTCTTACCAGCCTTTGGCGGTGCCATAAGGATCGCAAGCTCTTTGCGACCCCAACCATCCCAGGGTGTCAGGAATTTGTCGAGATCGGGAAAGCCGGTGGTTATGCCGCGAACCAAGATGGAGCCGGCCAGCTGCGCCTTTCGCTTTGCGGTGCGCGCCGAGCGCGCGTCGGCGAAGTTGACCGATTGTGATGTGTCGACGGCGCCAACCTCGAATGCTTGCTGCAGTGCCGCGCCGGCGCCTGTCACGTCGCCCTTATTCTCCAAGGCATCTACCAGATCGAGCGTGGCGTTCTCGACCGCCATATGCCGGGCGAAATCAGCGACCGAGCCCGCTACATAATCGCTTTCATTCAGAGGGTCCTTGTAGATCGTGGCGAGGAGGTTTTTGACCTCACCCATATCCGCGATCTTGACCCGCTTGAGCGCGAGTGCGTCCTTAAGCTCTTTCATGAAGGTCGTGAGCGACGGGCAATAGCCCCATTGTTTCCAGAACTCTGTCTGCACCCAGATCAGCTGCGACAGCGTGGGGTCCGTAAAATACTCTGAGCGCACCAGGCCGTCGACCTGATGGCAAAATGGGGTGTCGCGCAGAAAATATGCAGCTATCTTCGTTTGGAACGCGGCGTCAAAGGTGTAAGCGGTCATTGCGCCCCGGTGTATGTGTGTGGTTAGACACGCACTAACCCCACGCGGTCGGTGCTGTCAAGCGCTCGCCAGTCGCGCCTGCTCTAATATTTCATCGGAGAAATGCTTACGCGCCAGGTCGAGCGGCAATTGGGGACGCTCGTACAACACGATTCCGAGCTTCGAGCCCATGCCGCCCATTTCCTTCAGCGTCGCGATCAGCCAATCTCGATAGGCGTCCTGGAGCTTCAGGCCACAGTAATTATCGAGATCGAACACCGGGTGTCTGGCGGTGATCAGCCTTTCGCGCCGCTGCTCTTCGTACTGATTGACGACATGTGCCATCACATCGACTGCGTAGAGCTGTGTCGGCTGCGGCAGGTGCGTCCAGTTGCAGTCACGCGCGCGCGCGAAGATCAGGTTAAGGAACGACCTGTAGGGCATGCAATATGCGTCAGCCATCATCATCGCCTTCCAGAGCCCCACCACATGGCGGCGGTCGCGCTGAAAGACGTGCTGCGATTTTCTGTTCGAACCGTCGTGAAGAAGCCCCTTAAACTTCTTCCGGGTGTTCAAATTTATCCGCGCAAAATTATCGTAAGCTCGCGTGTGCTCGTGGACGAATAGGAGGAAGGCGTGTCCTGGCGTGAGGCGGCGGTAATCCCACCACCGGAGCTGCGCGACAGCAGCCAGGTCGTCAAGATGGTGGCGCCCCACCGTTGCGCCAACCAGTTGCTCGACCTTTTCGGCAGAAGCGCACGATCCGAAGAACATGCCGTGGATGTCACAGATCTGCTCCGGATCATCCGTTGGCCGCCCGAAGCGGGATGACAGGCGTGAGGAAGGCGGGCGGCTCGAAATTGGCTGGCACGACTGGCCGAGT